GGTAAAAGTAAGAACGAGCACTTGAACCTGGGTGAGGACCATTAGAACTCTTGGATACATTGTTTGCAAAAGTATCTATGGCAATCTTTTCCGTAAAGATGGAATCCTGGGTATCAATAACTTGACCGCCAATCAAAAGTTCGACGTAGTCAATAAGTCTTGACCAGTCTGGATGATCTAACGCTGCGTTATTATCATCAATCGTAAAGTAAGTGTACCCCAAGAGGTCACCTGTTTTTTCGAAACGAATCGTAGACATGGAATTACCATTCACAGCCCCCTGTATTGTTTGTTTTTCGACGGTCTGTGAAAAGTTGGAATGTCTTTTGAACGTCGAACTGAAGAAAGAAATTTCTGGCTTTCCCATAATATGTTCATCTTGAGCACCAATGGCGATGAGCTTTACAACACCGGATGACATATTTACAATAAGGAAAGGTTTAATTTAAGTTCGACTTTCTGCAAATGAATCTAAGCACCAAAAAATTATTACCTGTAGACGGTGTAATCAAATCACCGTTTTCATCTCTAATATTAACCGTGAGACGATCCAATTTAGAAATTGGATCCAAATACTGTTGAGCAACGACATAGTCATCCTTGAAAGAGATGACCTGGTTACCTGAAGTCGCCGTTGTATTACTCACCAAAGACGCGAACGAATTTCTTAAAACGGAGAGGCTTGGTTGCGTCGACGTAGACAATGGTGGATCCTTTGTCGTTCGGTCGGCAAAATTACTATCGAGTTCATCGATGGAAATGTAACAATGTTCTGTACTGTACACCGTATTGATTCGAGCTCCGAGAAGACGAGCCTGAACAACATTACGAAGTGGTGTATTCAAATAAGCAGTGAATGTGTTCGCACTCGCTTGCCCAATTGTATCCACCGTAATCGTGTAGTATTCATAATCAAAATCCGGATATCCGAATGTGACAGACGTCATTTACAGTAGACTTAGATTAAAGATCCACCAATTCCACCAAGGATCGCATAACTGGCCTGATCACGCACGAGCTGTTCAGACTTGCAAAGGCCACCCGGGGTCAAAGCCTTTGTGTACGTGCTTCCTTCCTTCGTATGACCTGGTGCACATTCAAGCTTGTGTTCAAGGTCGAACAAAGAGTCTTCGTTGATCGCTTGAATCTCAATCGGTCTGGGCTGGTAGTAACTGATGGCGACACGCTGGATCAGATACAAAATCGCAACAAGGCTGATGACAATCAGGATGATATTGCGGTTGAACTTCATTTACTACTACCTGACATTTTTTATAAAGTGCGTTAAAGGTAGTAGTTTAGTTTCATTATAAAGAGTAGATGGACGAAGAGATTATCCTCGATCGTGGTGACACTGAAATCCTGAAGCTTGATGAAAATGAACAGGCCCTGATGGATGAAATTCAAATTTCAACATCAAAGCCGCAGCCCAGGCCTCGCCGACCGACGGCAATGCCCAGGCCTCGACCGATGATGCCGCAACAAGAAGAGATTGATGCGTTTGCCAACCCAAATAAACAAACAGTGCAAGCGAATGCTCCTTCTGAAGAAGTGGATTACGGTGAAGCCGAGCCATATTTTGACGATGAAGAAGATGACTACACCGGTGGTGGATACGTCGAACAACAACCGTCGAAGGGTTACGCCTCTATCGACGAAGAAAAGGCTGACTTATTAAACAAACTTACACGTCTCGAAAAGAAGGGTGTTAGCATTAACAAACGCCTTAATATGTATTCTAGTGTGGATGACATTCGTACAGAAGTTAAACGAATTACCTACGGCATCGAAGTCGATCAGTCGATTAAGTTTTCGAGAAGAATGTTGGTTGCTTGTGTCACGGGTCTTGAATTTTTGAACAAGCGTTATAATCCCTTCGAGATTCAACTCGAAGGTTGGTCGGAGTCTGTCATGGAAAGCGTCGAAGACTATGATAGTGTATTTGAAGAACTTTACGTCAAGTATAGAAATAAGGTCAACGTTGCACCGGAAGTCAAGCTCATCATGATGCTTGGTGGATCTGCGATGATGTTCCACTTGACAAACAGTATGTTCAAGGCTGCGATTCCAAATGTGAACGATGTCTTGAAGCAAAACCCGGACCTTGTCAAGAACATGATGTCTGCCGTCCAGAACACAGCTATGCAACAGCCACAGCAGTCGGGGCCATCGTCGAGTGATGGTTCCTATGAGATGCAGGGTCCGGGTATCGATATTTCCAGTTTGATGGGTGGTATCATGATGCCACCGCCGCCACCGATGAACACTTCGACCATCACCCGCGAAGATCCTTTGCCGACGGTCACCGAAGAAGATGACGTGTCTGATATCGTGTCTATCTCAGGAGAATCGACAGGCGGTGAGGTCAAGGAAGTCAACGTGGGTGCCGGAGGCTCCAAGCGGGGTCGAAAAAAGAAGAAGACCGAAATTAATCTTTAGGTATAATATAAATGATAGGTTACTGTCCCATTGAGGAAGAACCAGTCGCTATACCCAGACCAAGACGGCGGGTTGTAGTGAATCAGAAAACGTCTGAAGACACAGAGTGCAACTATGTTGTCATGTTCTTCATCGTCGGTGTCCTCACACTGGCCTTGATGGACACACTGGAAAAGTAAAATTTTACTCTTTTTACAAAACACGAATAGAAAATTTTGTAAAAAGATTCTTTGGTGATATTAGAAGCATGGTTGGTATAGCTATAAATAGTGCTCCAAAATTACGAGAAATTGCCGATGCGTGTAAAGATTATAATCTTCCAGATAATTTATTATCATACAAAAATGTTTATTTTTCAGATGATTCCCGTGCCGGCGATGGTACTGTGAGTAATCCTATTAAAATGTCACAGTTTGCTGGTAAAAATGTTATGTATAAATCGACGAATGAGAGTGTGGTCAGTGAGAATGCGGGATACTATAACGCATTTTTCGGTTGGTCGTCAATGAAAACATCTCGTCACTGTAATTATCATGTGTCGTGCGGACCAGGTAACGGTGTATCGCCCGCACCCATTTTTGACCAATATGGAACCCAAAAGGGTGAGGTAGCTCTTACATACAACTGGTGGCTTACATCTGGTGGAAGAAACTTGGCTATAACAGATGACGGTAATTATGTTATATACGGACTAGATGTTACTTTTTATATTTCGTCAATTGGCGCAAACCGAACAGATAGTACATTTTATATATGTTATAGAAATTCTCCTAATGATAGTCTAAATTATTTTTTAAATGTTGATACTAGTGCGACTGCTAATTATATTACAGAGGTTGGTGGTGCTTTGGGAGACCCAATATCCTACAATGGTTTATTATATATACCATCGAGATTTAAAAAAGAAAATAATATTCAATACTGTAGACTTTGGGTATTTGATAAAAACACTCAATCATACCCGCATTATATAGATTTTGTGGGTCAAGCGATACAAATCGCCGATGATACAAGTAGAATCGCAGTTACTGACAGGGGTACTGTATACATTTATACATACGATGGAGCGGCGACGACGGCGACGGAGGCGTCATTAACTGGTGGGGATGAGGCTATATACATAGATGGTACTTGTTCAACTGTGCTTTCTGGTACAGATGTATGGCATCGCAATGGTACGTCATGGTCAAAAGCTGATACATCAGAAATTGTTAGCAATCAAGGAAACGTTGCTCCTTTCGGTAGACGCATATCAGGTGACGGTCGTTTGATAGCTGTAGCCATAGATGTTACTTATTATGGAGCTAACCCGAATCCTAGAGTTTTTCAATATTCACCATATAAAAATAAATGGTATTATCTTCTTGAAGCCAATAATATAAATTCTTTAAAAGATCCTTATGGCTTACCTGTTGGACTGGGATTTTGGGGCAGTCTAGGTATTTCTAGTAGTGGGAAGTTATTTATACAAGAAGATGGCTATAACTATGGTTATACTACACCAAGTACTTTTAAAACAGAGATAAGTTTAAAAAACTAATTATTTTTAGATAATTCCCTGATAGCTTCAACAAGTAACCCAATAACACTATTATAAGATACGGCATACATCCCATTATCTTTTGTGCAGACGGCTTCGGGTAAAATTTGTATTAGTTCCTGTGCTATGAGACCACTTTTTCTCTGACCATCCATTGTATATGTATACCCCCTTATTTTTTGTATTTTATCCAATGGCGAATCTATAATATTCAAGTTCGATTTAAGTCTTAAATCCGATGAGACAACTACATCTGATCCAGCTGTAATAGTGCCACCACAATTTATGGTGGCAAAAGAGCCGGTTCCAGACGTTATCACGGCATCCAAAACGGCTACGCCAATACATTGTAAATTGCCAAATGACCCGGTTCCAGACGTTGTCACGTTATCCAAAGTGGCTGTGTTATTACATTTCAGTGTAGTAAATGACCCGGTTCCAGACGTTGTCACGTTATCCAAAGTGGCTGTGTTATTACATTTCAGTGTAGTAAATGACCCGATTCCAGACGTTATCACTTCATCCAAAGTGGCTGTGCCATTACATT